GAGAATAACAGAATATCTAGCCAGTAGCTTACATTGCGATACGCGGTATTCCTCCGCATAAATAAATGGATGGGAGTCTACCCAAGTGAGCAAGACATTACGAGAGAACCAGGACAGTTCGACTCTGTCTGGTTCTATAAGACTTCCGATGGAGGTCTTGCAGGTGAGATTATGGGATTAGCTGACAAGGTGAAAAGTGTAGAGGTGGGTAGAGTTCCGAGAAACATACGCGATGTTTTTCGCCCATCAACAGAGTTAGAACATGTTTCTGGCTTAAAGATTGCTGTGTATTCAAGAGCCAAGGTGGGCAAGACACACTTAGCATTTACTTGCCCATTGCCTATTTATGGGATTGACACAGAAGGGTCTTGGGGGTTGAATAGGAAGCAATTCCCTGAAGAGATTCAGAAGCAAGTGCATGTTAGACAAGTGTTGTATGATGCAAGCAAGAAAGACAATCTGGTGGATTTGGTTGCTGCATTAAATGCTGCAAGGGATGCTCTGGATGTGCTTACTGATTATATCACTTGCAATGATTTAGTAGAGACCTTTTTGAGTAGTGTTAAGCAGGCTACAATGGCAGAGTTGATAGCTGGATTAACCACTTCGGAGTATACACCCAACCAGGACTTGATTGAGTATGTGCTGGAGGAGATGGTGTTCTATGAGAGCATAACTGCAGGTGAAGTGTACACTTATGTGAAACCGTTCCCGAAGGGTACTATTGTGATTGATTCAGGTACTGATATATGGGACTGGCTGGGCATATGGAAGGATGAACAGAACTTTTCAGATCCTGGACGACTTCAGTGGGGGCACGCAAACAAACGGTACAATCAGTTTATTATGATGATGTTGCATTCAAAGTGGAATGTGCTGGGTAGCTTTAAAGCCGAAGCTATGGTAGATTCCAAGGGTGCCGACATGGGTACAGATAAACCCAAGTGGCAGAAGAAGACTGATTATTGGTTTGATGTGATCATTGAGATGAAGCGGATTGGGAATGATCGCCAGGTGGTGTTCAGAGGAGATAGGTTTGGGGGCAACATCGCAACATTAGTTAATCCCACTTGGGATGACATTGTGAAACAGCTCGAGAGTGTTAAAAAGATTACGGTACAGAAATGAGCCCACTTCGATCTTTCCTTGGTAACACTGATGAGATACGAGTGTTGGATCTCATAATACCCATTGGGTTTACACAGAGAGTATATGTGAGTGATATCGAGAGGGTTACTAAGATTCCCCATGCTAAGCTGTGCAAGATACTTGATCGGTTAGTTGGACCTGATGGGGTTGATCTTTCGGACATGGCATACATTGAGTTAGCTAAGAATAATAAAGCTCTTGCATTGCATAATGTGATCATTACATTGCATATCGAAGAGTTGATTGAAGCACAGAGGAAGGCACTGGAGGGGTAGTGTGACAGTAATTGATCTTCAGGTATTGCAGGATGAGCTTGCTGAACTTGGCATGCAAGGAAACCCTGGTGTTGAGATGAGAGGGTTGATTGCTCTTAGTCAGTTTGGAGACTTTGTGAGGTACACAACACATGATCAGGTACTTAACCCAACTGTTCGACCCCACGAGAATCCATCCCTTGAGGCTCATGCTGCAGGTCATGTACTTGTCCAGATGATGACCTACATCATTAAGAGGAATATAAATCTGGATGAGGCCCTAATGCTGGGGTTACAAGATCTTCGCGGACGAACTGTGATGAAGAAACCATCACTGGCAGGTACAGTAGCTAGTCCTGGTGAATGCTCTGGTGTTGCATTAGTTGTACGTGATTGGGCAGGACTAACTTGTTTGAATAGAGAGATGTGTGCTGATAAGATCCTTATTACACCACATGCATCAGTTAAGATACCTGTGCATATTTTTAGGGGTGTTATTACTGATTATGGTGGTATTGGATGTCACGCTGCGATTGTTTGTCGAGAGCACCACATACCCTGCATAGTTGATACTGGAGATGGAACATCACGGATTAGGACCGGAATGTACGTTAGTATTACTGCTGCGGGAGAGGTTCTTGGTCCTACAGGAGAGAAATTGTTATGATAAACTACATGCCTATAACACCCGTTGGGTTGCTTGGAACGTTAGATACCATGGAGGTTCGGAATGCTTTCATGCTGACCCATCTGTGGGAGATTAAGAGGTATAGGGAGTTCTACCAGACACATCAGTTTGATACTGTGATTCTGGATAATGACCTGTATGAGAAGCCCACAGCTGCTAGCTTTGATCACATGTTGAAGATTGCTAGCCAGATTGATGCTGAGAGAATCTTTGTGGTTGGACCTGAGTGTTTGACTGATGGGGTTAAGACTGGACAGATGACTCTGGACTTGTTAACACAATATGAGTCTGAAGGGTATCTGACTGACAATGTACAGATGATGTGTATATTGCACGAGAGACCCAATGAGATGCTTAGGCAGTGGAATCTGATTAAGCATAAAGAGGATGTTGCAGTAGGGATTAGTATTTTTAGCTATAGGCTTGGGTATGATAGAGCAAGCTTACACAAGTTTCTCAACCTGCCTAGGAATAGGTACACACACGCGTTTGGGTGGGACAACCTGTTAGAGGTTTATAATATGAGGGGATGTTTTGACTCTGTTGATTCTTCCCTGGCTGTTAGTGCTGCCTATAATGGTGTGGATCTGATGAAGGCCTGGCAGATTACTAGGGATGAAAAGAAGGATGGACGGGTTATTAAGGACAGATTGGATCTGACTTGGGCTGGTAAACCATCAGTGTCTTTGGAGTTAGCTACCTGTAAGAATATTCATTTTCTCAGACAGTTCTGCAGATGTGAGGGTCCTATCTATAAACAATCGGAGTTACCTGTATGACAGATCGGTTAGCTAGTGTGGTTGATTTGGCAACGTTTGGGACAGGAACTATGACTGTGCTTGAGCTGCAGATAGATTCTTGTAGGATTGCACAGGATCATGGGTTCTGGAACACATATGATGATATACAGTCTGCTTTAGATGCAGCATGTGATGGGATGTGTTGTGGACCAGATGCTAACTTGCTGAATGTGATTATTGATAGTAAGCTTATGCTTGCTGTTGGGGAGCTTTCGGAGGCTGAGGATGCCTTGAGGCATAACAAGCCCACCCCTGAGTTTGCTGAAGAACTTGCCGATGCGATCATTAGGATTGCTGATCTGGCTCATAAGTTGGGTATTAACCTCGAGGCTGCTATTAGAGCGAAGCAAGCATATAATGAGCAGAGACCGCATATGCATGGCAAGACCTTTTAGGTTGGGGTTGCTATGATTGGAGCTCTAATATGTCTAGCTGCTGGGTTTACACTCTTTGCAGGTGTGTTGTCTAAGAGGAATGGAATCGTTGTGATTGGGGCCATATTGTTGGTTGTTGGGATTGTGATACCATGAAGTGTCCGAGATGCGAGGTGAACGGAAAGGTTACCTTTTTGGGTGTATGGTATGTAAGACAGGGAGAGTTTTATATGCTAATGACTCACTATGGATGTGAGGTGTGCAAGTGTGCATTCACTAGACCTGTCTCTGAGGATGCATATTATTACAAGAAGCAGGATGGATCTGTGATTGTGAGACCTTCATATGTGCCTTTGAAGGATGAGACTAGATTGTTCTTTGTGGACTACGATCCTGGGTTTAGGTACAGGTTGGATCATGAAAGCTAGATGTAGGACTTGTGTGTATAATATACAGACAGGTGTGTGTATTTATACCGGCCATCAGCTGAATTGGTTGAGAAATTTGGGGATTTGGTTGTTGGGGTGTGTATGTTATAAGGAGAGAACATGACGAATTATGTGTGGAGTGGATCGTTGTGGACCATGAAAGCTGGGAAACCCATCACGATCCTCTTTGGACGGAATGCAGATAATCCGACAGAAACTAAGGCCATTGGGTTCGGAAATCAACGACCCTACTTTTATGCTCCAGCAGATGAAGTGCTTGCATTGAAGGTTAAGAAGTGCCTGTATGAAATTGTAGAGATTGAGGAAGGATTTGTAGATGCTTTTGGAAGGTCTGTGACAAGGTGTTATACTACGTTGCCATCTGATGTACCGAAAGTACGAGGCTTGTTTAGCTTTACTTGTGAGGCAGATATTGTTTATGATATGAGGTATCTGATTGATCATAAGATCTATTATGGGTTTAATGAGAAGGGAGAGCCAGTAGATATTCCGATGGTGTCTCCGAGGGTCTGTGAGTTTGATATTGAAGTTAATGCTCCACAGGACATCATGCCTCGGGCTGAGGAGCCTATCTGGCCTATCAATCAGATTCAGGTGATGGATTCCTATACGGAGCAAGTGAGAGTGTTCACCTTCAATTATGGAGATGACATTGTTGATGTGGACCAGATTAACTTTAAGACTGAAGAAGAGGTGATTCGAGCATTTGCTCAGTGGGTATGGGATACTGATCCAGACTTGCTTGCTGGGTGGAATATTAAAGGGTTTGATGTGCCATACATTATTGCTCGGGCCGCTAGGTTGAGAGTTGACATATCGAGGTTGTCTAGGTGGCCACAGGTGTATCCAACGGATGCCAAGATTGTTGGAAGAGAGATATTTGATTCGTTCGTGTTCTATAAGGATTGGAGTAAGCCTAAGGGACAGCTTCCGAGTTATACATTAAAGTATGTGGTGCAGCATGAAACTGGATGGAGTTATATTAACCAGGGTGATAAGATTCGAAGCCTGGTGGACAGCAAGGATTGGAAAACGTTGGTTGATTACGGCAAGAATGATGTCCTGGCTCTTAGAAAGATTCATAAGGAAACTGGACTGATTGAGTTTTATGAAGCCTTAAGACGAATGACCGGAATCAAACTCACCGATTGCTTGCTTAGGAGTAAGATCATTGAACTCTATCTGATGCATGAGATTGCTAGGATTGGGGAGGTGATGCCTCTACCCACCAAGAAGCATGATGCTCAGAAGGCTGAGTATGAGGGGGCCCTTGTCTTACCTCCTGAGTTTGGAGTGCATGAGGATGTGGGGACGACAGATCTGACAGCACTGTACCCGACTATTATTATTGCGTTTGATTTGAGTCCTGATAGGTTGAAGATGATCCCAAGGGTTATTGTTCAGCTTATGGAGGCTAGAGATGTTATGAGGAGGCTCAAGTTGGAAGGAAAGGCTTCTAAGGCCATGCTGACTTCCGAACAGAGCTTGAAGTATGTGATTAATGCTTTTTATGGGTACTTGGCATTTAGTGGGGCACGATTGCACAAACCTGAATTGGCTGCATTTATCACCTTAAAAGGGAGAGAGATTAGTCATGAGCTTCATAAGAAGATTGTTGAGATGGGTTACACGATTGTATATGGGGATACGGACTCTACATTTGTCAAGCCAGTTAAGACCGTCGAGGAAGGTAAAGCGATCGA